ATGGCACTAGCTTAGTTACTTGGAAGTCAGCAAAGTCATCTAAGCGGTTCTCAGCAGATCTATTTAAACAAGGTATGCCCGATATTTATGAGAAGTTTGTTATTGAGCAGCCAGGTTCTCGGAGGTTCTTAGTCAAATGAATAACTTAGATATTGCAGTTTGGGTGATGACACTAAGCAGTGTTATTGATACCTTAATCACATTAAAGGACATTTTCGTATGAGCAATTTAGTCGCATACTCAGAGATGGAGCAGATGGCTACCGCTATTGCTGCCAGTGGTTTATTTGGCATGAAGGATAAAAACTCAGTCTTAGCACTGATGGCAGTCGCTCAAGCTGAAGGGTTACATCCCGCTACAGCAGCAAGGGATTTTCATATTATTCAGGGCAGACCAGCTCTCAAGGCAGATGCAATGCTGGCACGCTTTCAAAACGCAGGTGGCAAAGTCGAATGGAAGGATTACAAAGATGACAAAGTTACAGGAGTTTTTTCACATCCCAACGGGGGTGACCTTGCGGTTACATGGACAATTGAGCAAGCTACCAAAATCGGTCTTGTTAAACCTGGAAGCGGATGGCAAAAGTTCCCCAGAGCGATGCTACGAAGCCGTTGTATTTCAGAGGGGATTAGATCAGTTTTCCCAGGATCTGTTACGGGCTTCTACTCACCCGATGAAGTCGAAAACTTTGAAAGCCCGACCTCCAAGCCTAGAGAAGTAAAAGACATGGGATCAGTAGTGCCTAATATCGTTGATCTTAGCGCTATTCCCGATGACATCCCTGACATGGCTATACCGATGTATGTGCCAGGCACTGAAGAACCTTATGCACGCTATATCTGTCAAGCAGATTGGATCGAAGGGTTTGCAGAGATGCACGCTAAGATCCATGAATCAAGCAAGATGACGGCTGAGGAGAAGTTCGAGAAGATCAAAAAATTCAGGGAAGTTAATGAAGTCTATACAAAAACATTTGATGGCAATACAACAGCGAAGTTCTTATCACGATTACAAGCTATTAGAAAGGAAATCAACAATGGCTAATGGACATATTGCTCAGATGGGCAAAGGGGTGTTATTTCAAAACGAAAAGAAACACGACAAATCACCTGATTGGAAAGGCACGCTATTGTTATCTGAAGATTACAAAGCAGGTCAAACCCTGAAGATTGCTGGATGGACAAAACAAACACCTAAAGGCAGCTTAATCAGCTTGTCAGAAGATAATTGGAAACCTGATAATGGTGGTACTTATCCGAAGGAGGTCAATCGTGTCAAAGATTCTGATGTGCCTTTTTAGCCTGGTGCTAATCAGCAATGCTTTTGCATACGAAAAATGCAGCAAGACTTCCGATGGAGAAATCTGTTGTTGGGATACCAACATTGATGGACCTTTCGGACCGCCTGGCTGTTAATGGTTGTTTTGAACCTACCCTACCCTCCAAGCGTAAATCATCTTTACATTAACGCTAGGGGTAGGCGCTTTCCAAACGCAAAAGCTAAAGCCTATAAAACCGCAGTGCAAGAGTATGTCGCTGAATATCGAACACCAAAGTTCAATAATGCCAAGATTGCGCTGATTGTTTGGGCTTACCCTCCTGATAAACGCAAAAGGGATATTTCAAACCTTTTGAAGATTATTGAGGATAGTTTGCAAGATGCAGGAGTATTTGATGATGATTTCAACATTGATTTTATTGAGATCAAGCGTTGTGACATCAAAAAAGGTGGAGGATTAACAGTCATGATTGAAACGATGGAAGAATTTTCACTAGTCCAAGAGGAATCTGGCGTGAATTAGCCAGGTAGTTAGGGGTTGCGCCAGCCAACTACTTGGATAGCTGGCACTTATTAGGAGATAACATGAATACACCATACAACACTGGAAAAATTGAGATTGGTAAGTATTACGAAAAGGATTGCAGACCAGAGATGGATTCAGATGCCATTCTTTTGCAGACGGCTTTCCTTGATCCTGAGAGCTATCGCAAGCGCCATTTATCTGAGGTGCTGTATGTGTGTTTAGTGGTTGTTACGCTTTTTGGGTATTTCTTGTTTTCATGATTGTCAGACTATCAGAACTAGATACCTACGAAATAGCGTGGGCAGCGCATGAACGCCATAAATACAAGCAAGATTGGCAAGTAAAAACGCAACGGGTAGATCAAAAGCGAGATGACTTTGCCATAACCAGAGAAGGCATGGCAGGAGAATGGGCAGTCGGCAAGATCATAGACACACCAGTAAACCTGGAATTACATCAAGGTGGAGATCAAGGCTATGACTTTGAGTATCGAGGTGTAAAAATTGATGTTAAGACTAGCAGAGCAAGATATTTGCTGTTTAGATCTTTAGCGCATTTCAAAGCAGATCTTGCAGTATTTGCCAGGTATCTCAATGATTACCAAGTAGAGCTGGTGGGAGCAATCACCAGAACAGAGTTTGTTGCAGTGCATCAATTAAAGAATTTTGGGTATGGGGATAACTGTGTCGTTGATCCTCTTTTATTAAACGATGTTAGGGATTATTTATGAATAAGAAAATTTTTGTAGCTACACCAATGTATGGCGGTCAGTGTGCTGGTTACTACACGCAATCAATTATGGAACTCAATATGTTGCTACAAAAGTCTGGAGTGGAAGCTCAGTACAGCTTTATGTTCAACGAGAGCTTGATTACCAGGGCAAGAAATGCGCTTACGAATGGCTTTCTTAAGAGCGGTTGCACCCACCTACTCTTTATTGATAGCGACATTAAGTTTAGAGCTACCGACATTATGGCTATGCTTGAAGCAGATAAAGACATTATTTGCGGTATCTACCCTAAGAAAGAAATTAACTGGGATAGCGTTAAAAAGGCAATGGATGCTGGAGTGCCACAGAATCAATTAAAGAGCTATACGGGCAGTTTTGTGGTCAATCTGGTGGATTACCAAGGCGAAGTAACTGTGCCTATTGGACAGCCTGTAGAGATCTTTAATGGCGGTACTGGTTTTATGATGATTAAGAAGGAAGTATTTGAGCAATTAGCAGATAAAGTGCCTTCTTACTTTAACGATGTCAACGACTTAAATGGTCAGATGAGTATGCGTGAGGAGATCAAAGAATACTTTGCTACCTCTATTGAACCTGAAACTGGTCGATTACTTTCTGAGGATTACCACTTCTGCTACATTTGGCGCAAGAGTGGCGGTAAGGTCTTTGCTGCTCCCTGGTGTCAGCTCAGTCATATAGGTACTTATGCTTTTGAAGGGCAGCTCATCCCTGCTCCATGATGCGCCTGATTCGCCTAGTACCCAGTGATTCATAGCTCGATCTTTAGCCAGATACGCTCATGTACCCAGTACAGAGCTATCTTGGTGAACAGTTCAACAAAGGCAATACTGAAGGCTAGGCTTGCAGTGCCAGTAATAATCCAAGATAAAGCAAAGGTGTCAAGGCTTCCAGTAATACGCCAAGACACCGCTTTTAAAAGAGATTTGTAATGACTATCTTCTGCCACGCTTGGATTTCTTTGCAGTTTTCTTTGCTTTGCGAAATGCGGAATCTGTGGGAGCGCCTTTACTTCCTGGCGTTCTCATTCTTTCTTTTGATCCTTTACGGATACGCTCACGCTTTTTATGAATATTGGCATAAAGTCCTGGTTTCATCTGCACCCCCATCTGCGTCTTGCTGCTTTGCCACGCTCACCTTTCCAGTTTTTGGATCTAGCGCAAAATGAGCGATGTCTTGCGCCTGATTTTTGAGGTGCTTTTAGTTTGCTTCCTGTTGCTCTGTTGTATTTGCGTCTGCCTTTTGCAGTCAACCCACCGCCCTGGGAAACGGAGAGCTTCTCGCCACGACCAACAGAGAGATTAGGACCTCTTTTTCGTTCTGCCACTTTTCTTGGTCTTTCTAGCAGTAGATAGTGCTGCTGCTACAGCTTGCTTTTGTGGATAACCTTCTCGAACCATCTTGCTGATGTTACGAGATACGGTTTTTTTGGATGTTCCCTTAGACAGTGGCATTTGTCATTCCCTTCATAAACAATAATTCCTCGGCTTGTCTGCGTCTGAGCAATCCAGCCAAGTGTTTTCCAGCAGCCATATCCCATTTTTCAAATTCATGAGATGCGCCTTCAAAATCACCTGCGTTTACTTTTCTAAGTAAAGTAGAATTATTGAGATTACCGCAGCCACAATTAAAGGCAAAATCAACGAGAGCATCGAATTCATCTTGAGTTACCTCTACAGTTAGTTTTGCGTTGACATCAGCTTCTGCTTTTTTGACATCTTGAGCTAGTAAATCTTCAGCTTGCTCTAGGGTGATGGTCAATCCTTGGTGAACATCAGGACCAGTATGACCATATCCAATAGTCCAAGGATCACCGCCAGTGCCAGGATCAGGGTAAGCAGTAAGCCTAACTCCCTCAAAAGATTCCGTAAGATGCAGACCATCCTTAGAGTATTCCATGTTATTGGCTATCCTTCTTTGATCTTATATCCATGATCTTTTCTAGTGTTCTACCACCAAAGTAAGCGGACATCACCAGCATACCCCACTGACCTAATAGCTCAACATAGCTAGAAGCGATTTTGTATCCATAGCCATCAGCAACAGCAAAAACAACATAGGCAGTGAGAATATAAACAAGGGTTAAAGGTCTGATGTTTTTAGCTAGTGTGCTATCGCTTTGAGCGTCTGCTTGCCATCTGGCAGATACATTGTTTTGCTCACTGACATCGGCATTTAATTGCGCTAATTGCCCATTTTGTTGCATCTCAAGTAATTTGAGTTTGGCTTCTGCTGCTTGGTTTGCATCGGGGAAAAAGTGGTCAATGAGCTTATTGCCAATTCCTAATATCGCTTCTAATGGAAACATATTATTTCTCCGTTGTAATAGTGTCTTTACCTTTTACTACGGTTACTTTATCTCCATCCACAGATACTGACATTGGAGGTTCTTTTTCAGCTAATTTATCTAAACGCTGAATCAGAGATTCAATAACTTTAAACTCAGGTTTTTCTTCTTTTTCAGTAGTGCCAGCAACGCCATTCATCATGTTGATGATAGCCATCAAAGCACCGCCAGCCATACCGATTACGGCAGCAATCTTGGATGAATCAAGGAAAATGCTTGCTCCTACGGCAATTAAGATAATTGCTGTTATGTAAGCAAGACCATGCTTTCCAATGGATTTACCAGCTACTTCCTTTGCTGTTTCGAGTTGCTCATCCATTCCAAAATCCTTAGTTTGCAGGAGCTTCTGGAGCTGGTGTTTGCTCGATTGGTGTTGCTTCAGCAGGTGGCGCTGTTGGTTCTGGGGTTGGTTCTGGTGCTGGTTCTTGTGGTTCAGCATGAGCAACAAAACGCTGTAATAACTGATGAGCAAGGCTGCCCATCTCAATGCACTCTTTACTAACAAATGATTCAATTTTATCTAATAAGCTCATTTTAATATCCTACAGAAGTATTGTTGTTTGCAATTAAGTAACCCTCAATAGATACAGCCACAGTGGAGTTACCAGTGTTGGTATTAGCTTGCCACTGAATATCAGTACCAGCAGCATAAGGTGTTGGAGCTACCCGTCTAATTTCAAAGTTTCCAGTAAACGGTCTGCGAGTAAGAATCTGTACTACGCCAGCAGAACTAATTTGATATACCTGATAATTGTTATAGGCATTAGTCGAAATGGCTGGAGCAGTAGAAAATACTTGAGAACGAGTTAAATAGAAAGTGCTATTTGCTGGCACTGTGTACCAAGAGTTTTGTGACTTTCCTACACCAGTAACAATCTTGGCATAGGTATTAGAGGTGTTTCCATCTGCGCTAGTCAATGTTACATTCGCTGCGGGATTTCCAGACACCACAACAAGGTTGTTAACACGGAAATAGTTGTTAGCAGTAGCTACGCCAGTAGAACCGTTTAAGGTCACAATCTCGCTAATTGGGTTGTAATTAGCATCCAAACCGTTAATAGTTACTTTGGCAGTATCGCTACCAGTACCCGTCATCAACATAGAAATGGCAGATGAAGGGTAGGTATAGGCAGTATTGTTCTCCCAAATAGGGATGTAATTAGTACCTACAGTGGTTTGATAACCGTAAATGCTAACTACGGAATGATAAGGAATTTGACCTCTGGCAGCTTGTAGATCGAATGGTTCAGATCTACCATGCTGTGTCATCGAGAAGGTAGATTGTGTAGCCATTAGTAGATACTCTTTTTGCCAGCGTTGCCAGGTTTAGTAGTCTTAGAATCTTTGGTGTTATTGTTTCCATCAAAGTTAAAAACACTCATAAATCCTGATGGAATCTTGCCAGTCAAGGTTGTGTTGATTCCACCCATAGATCCATCACGGGGTAGTTGTGGGCGAACAGACTTAGCGATTTGCTGGTTATATTCTGTTGGTCTTTTATGGGGTTGACCGCCTGTACTACCCGTTGTTTTCGGCTTTAAGCTCATTTTTGTTCCTTTCTTTGGTATTGACTACAAGATAACTGAATATTACAAATATGGCTAGTGTCACCACTCGCTCCCACATAGGATTCCACATTGTCCATCCGCACATAATGCTTGATGCTATTAACGCCAAAATCGTTATTAAACGGTCTGTAATGACCGCCAATGCTAGGCGTACCAAGGCTACTGCTTCCATACTTTATCCCCTTAAAAGTTAAACCAAACATTAGTTTAACCTTCCTCATCATCTACTGCAATAAAGCCACTACCCCATTCATCATCAGAAATCTTCTGTTTTAGCTTTTCAATGTTCACCATACGGTCAATCACCTTACATTTATCGGTAAGGGATGCCATAGGATCAGCCATGACTTCTTGGAGCAACTTTTCAACAGCGCTCTCAAGTTCGGGGTTTAGACCTTTTTGCTTCTTGCTCATCTCTTAGATTTACGCTTAGTAATCTTATGACGGTTACGCTTGATTGCTTTATTCATTCCCATTCTTTTATTTTCTGGGTATGGGGTGTTACCTTTTTTCATGATTTCTCCTTATTTTCCAATGTAGCCAGATACAACATGACCTGTAGTGTAAAGACCAGCAGCTCCAAGAGCTATTTGTGACCATTTTTTAATGGCTAACTTCTTCTGTTCAGCATTAACAACGCCCTGAACCTCAGTCAAAAATTGATTTCTTTGGTCAATAGGCAGGTAATTAGCCAGTTTTTGAGCTTGTTTGTTAATGTAATCAATCTTTTCTTTAGGGTTAGTAATCTTGTCTGCACGGTCAATATCTGACTGCAAAATCTTTAATTCACCCTGTATTTTTCTTTGTTCAGCAGCAGTAGCAGTTCTGGTCTTGCCACGCTCTAACGCAGTAGCGCCACGCTTTTCAGCTTGTTCTAGCTTTTGAACATAGCTTCCTACCATGTCATACGATCCTGTTTCTTTTAGCATGGATCTATTGTCAGAAAGGAATTTTCTAGCTTGAGCAGCGGTTTTTCCCTCTAATTGAGCAGAATAGTAGTTTTTAGCTAAATCTTTTGCTAATCCTTCGTTACCTCCTAAAGCATCAATGAGTGCGCCAAAATCTTCTTTTGACTTAAATACTTTGCCTGGGATGCTTTGAGCGGGAACATTAGCGTAATTAACGCCTTTACCAAGCAATTGCTCATCAACTAATGCTTTACCAACTCTAGTTTGAAAAACACGCAATGGTTCAGAATCTTTGCGGTACTGATTGATAAAAGTATTGATTTTTCCATCAGAAAACTCTGACATTGCTTTTTCAACGGCTTTAGCTAAATCACCAGCTTTTTGTTGATTGATGGCATCAAAACCTTCTGCGGGCAAACCATAAGAACGATCACGCAAAAATCTTCGTAATTCTTCCATTCCTTTAAAACTAATAGGTCTGCCCATAACAATGCCAGTAGCTTCATCTACATAACGAGGATCAATAGCACGCCTAATTTGCAATAAAGGATTTTTCATTGCGTCTAAAGTGGATACGGCTAAACCCGTTTCCTTATCACTCAAAAGGCTATCTATTTCATTTAATACATCTTTATAAGCCTTTGTATTTTCTATTCTTTCTCCAGCCAACTCTTTTTGTTTAGCAAAGTTAAAAGCGTCAGATTTTAATTTTTCAGCATTAGCTTGACGGGTAGCTTTAAACCTATCAAAAACACCTTGAACGGTATCTCTAATTTTAGTTCCAATGTCGGCTTCAGCTTGAGGAATACCTTTTGCTACTCCAGCTTCAGTAGTGGTGGTAACGCCAGGCAATTGACCGTAAGCAGTTTCACCTTTCTTGGCTTCACGCTCTGCAATCTTTTCTGTAACTCCAGCACGCTTTTCAGAGGTAGCAGCTTTCTTTTCAGCAGCAGCAATTTCTTCAGCAGTCTTACCAGCAGTGGTTGCTCTGAGTTCTTCAGCCAGATCTCTACCGCCACTAATCAAACTGCCAATCTTTTTAGCGCCAGCTCTAGTTAAATCAACAGCAAGTTTTCCACCTCCAAGAACGGCAGGAGTTAGTTCTCCAGCAGTTTGATAGCCTTTTACAGCAGCTCTTGGTTTTGGAATACCAATCATTTCGTAGCCTTTTTCAGCTTCCTCAATGGTTGGGAATATGGTTTCACGACCTAAAAACTTTTCGTGCTTTTTCTCATCTGGATTTAAGAACTTCTCTAATTCACCCAGACTGCCTAGCGTACTTGTGCCTAAACCATAAGCGTAAGCACCAGCTTTTTCTTTCCAATCTGGAGCTTCATAAACAGGAGCTTTAGGCGTAGCTAATAGATCACGCCCACCGCCTGAAGTTGGTTCTCCAGCAAGAAGATCCTTGCCTTCAGCCATTATTGCTCTCCCTCAATTTGGTATCCTGCTTCTTTTAAACGCTTTTTAGCTTCTTCTTCAGTAATATTTTGACCTTTTGCAGTAGCAGCAATATCAGCTTTTGAAGCGATTTTGGGAGCTACTTTTGCAGCTTTAGCGTTGTCAATTCCTGGCAATTCAGCACGCTTATAAATATTTTTACCGTATTGAACCAATCCTTGACCAGTAATAGCTGGATCTTTAGCAGCAGTAGCACGGGCAACTTCTCTCATTTGCTCGTTCATCAATTGTTCAAAACCTGCTGCGTTAAATTGATCTTGTGACATCAATTCATTAAATCGTCTTTGGAATTGTTGTGTCATACCACGATTGCTACCTGCCAATGTACGCTCATATCCAACAAGGTAAGCAGCATATTTCTTAGCAAAAATAAGCGCTGGTTGACCGTTATCTGGCATAGATTCAATATCTGCCGTACCACCGCTTTCTTTCCAAGAATTGATATATCTATCAACATTCTGGGCAATTTGACCTTGCCTACCAAGATATTGTGGGTTTTCTTGAGCGTATTGTTTTAAATCATCAGCAGTAGCTAAAGATAAAGCTCCAGCATTGATGGAGTTTTTCTTATCTTCATTCTGCGAAGGAGTGCCAGTAAATGAAAGACCAGGAAAATAATCTGTTAATCCAACGCCTTTGCCACTTACGCCAGTTTTAGCAGACTTAACTGCCATTTCAGACCACATTTTTGCATTGGCTTTAGCAATTTCTAAATTGTTATCAGCCAAGCCATTTTTCATGTTTGCAGCAATAACACCAGGGTTTTTAGCTGCAATTTCTCCAGCCTTAAGTAAGGCAGCTTCTTTATCAGTAACTCTTAACTTTTGATATTGCTCAAGATCTTTTAATAATTCATCGTTGTGAGCTTTAATGCTTTGCAATTCTTTATCAAAGGTTGCTTGTTCTTTAGTAAACAAGTCTTTACGACCTTGTTGATAGCCCTTGAGCATACCGCCCATAGCGTTCATGGCATTTAAAGCAGACAACTTACCTGAACCACCTAAAGCAACACCCATCGTGCCAATCATGCTAAAAATAGCGCCAATATCAAAAGCGTTTTCCTGAGATGGTTTAAAATCAGGAACTGGCTTCATTTCTTTTTTAACATCTTCATAGTGCGCTTTATCTTCAGCACTAATCTTTTCTAGGGCTTCTCTTTTAGCGCCATATTCAGCTCCAGTTTTAGCAACATCTGCTTCTACTTTAGCTTTTACAGCTTCTTCACCTGCTTTTTGCTGAGTTTTTAAAAAGCCAGGTATTTTCCCCAAATTAGTATTTAGGGAATCAGATAAGGTGCTTGTATCTTGAGGGGTAGTTTGTGTATCAGCCATTATGCAGCCCTTACAGTTACGCTAGGTGCGCCACCACCACCTACCATTTGAGCAAGAGTGGTGTAGAAATTAGTTGTAGCCGTATTAAGCTGTTGATCCAGTTGCAGACCAGTTTTAATAGCTCCAAGACTAATATTGTCACCAATTTGCATGACTTGTAATCCATAGGTGTACTGGTTAGTAAGCAATTTGTTGTAAATATCTGATAATTGATTAGCAGCTTGCTGTGCGCCCACGCCACCACGATTGGCTTGTGATTGTGCTAATTGGGCTTTTGCAGCGTTATAGGCTTGTTGGCTTGTAGGAGTAAGTTGACCTGCTTGAGCTTGAGCTACTAATTGTTGACCTTGTTGTTGGTAAGGGGTTGCAATAGCTTGTTCTTGCCCTGTGACGGCTGCTTGTTGTCCAGCAGATTTGCGAGCTTGACTTGCGCCAAATGCACCTAAACCACCAGCCAAACCTAATCTGAGTAAGTTATTGGGATCAGTTAATGCTGAACCTAACTTATCAGTAAATGATGGCGGTGTTTTAGCAGCGCCTGTATCTACAGTAGGTGTTGGTGCTTGTGTGGGTGTGCCAGCAATAGCGCCAAAAGGTTGTGTAGGAGCTAATCCAGGAGCTTGTATTGGACCTGTTACAGAAGGTTGCAATTGACCATAAGTGCTAGGGTATCCAGGAACAGCAGAGCTATCTTGTGCAAACATTCCTGGAGTAAATCCGACTGAAGAATCAACAATTGGTGGAGTTGTGCTTGGTTGACCGTAATTTATGCCAAAACCACTGCTTGTATCGCTAGATGATGGTGCAGCAGGTTGTGCGCTTACATCCGCTGGTGCAGGAGCTGGAGCAGGAGCAGGAGCTTCCGATACTGGTGTAATATCTACGCCATCATCAAACTCTAATAAACCAGTATCAGGGTTTGTACTACCTCTACCGCCACGCTTCTTTAAAAGAGCAGCTTCTTTAGGAGTAATGTGAGCTAAGACGGAATCTTTACCACGACCTTTAGACCGCAGTAATTCTGCCAACGCTGGCAGATCCATTTTTAAAGATTCCATTAAAACTTTACTCATACATTGCTCCCGCCTGTTTGATCTGGATTTCGTAATGATGCCTGATTCCATACATTTGATCTAGATGTACCGCCCTCAGTTGTTTGTATTGGACCGCTTGGATCGGCTGATACGCCAAGGGCTGATCCTAAAACAGTGCTACCAGCAGAACCAGGAGCTACCCCTTGTCCTGTAGATGCTACTGAGCTAGGAGCGCCAGGAGGAGGACCTCCGACTTGAGAGGATGGGGTTGGTTGTGTACCAAATACATTTGAATAATTTAGTCCTGTGCCAATAGCGCTATTTAAAGCTGCTCTTTCTGGTCCTGTTGCGCCAGTAGCGCTAGATGCCAAACTGGTCAATGCGCCTGTAGCACCACCTAATTCAGCTTGTTTTGTAGCTTGAGATAAATTTGATCCTGACAACTCAGCACGGGTAAACCCTGATGAAGCTCCACTAGCAGTAGCCTTAGCTAAATCAGATGCAGTAGGTCCTAAATCTGATGTTGCACCGCCTACAGCGCTACCAATTTCAGATCCAACACCACCAGCAGCAGCGCCTTCAGCGCCAGCAGCCAAAATGCCATTGATGTTTTTACCTTGCACAGCAGCATTAACAGCAGAAGTAGCGCCACCAATTGCAGCAGATCCTACAGCAGCAGTCGTAGCTGCTCCTGCGGCAGCAGCAGCGCCTTCACCAGCAACGCTATCAATAATTGCAGCTCCGACTTCAGGACCAGCGACAACGGATGCTGCGACAGCAACAACGGCTGTGATGACTGGTACTACTCCACCGCCACCTTTGCCACCACCACCTCCACCACCTCCGTAGAGCATGAATTGGTCAACAAACCACCATTTGAGCATTTTTGCTAGATTCATAACTTCACTTCCATCATAGTTGTTTTGCGGGCAACACCAATTTTTTTATACAGTCTTTCAATAGAATCAGTCACATAACCTTGAACCCGATCAGCTCCATAAGACTTTAAGGTTTCCATGAATTTTTTGTAATATTCTTCATTTACGACTGCTCTACCGCCAATACAGTTAACAAACGCTACATACGATTTTGGGTAAGTAATAAAAGACACTACCGCAGCACCATTGAGCTTGTCCTCATCATTTACAAAAGCAAATAGTTTCCACTGATTATTTAACAGTGCTTTTTTCAAGTCTTGCAAAGAAAATTCTGCGTCATGCTTGCCTAATGCTTTGGCAAAAAAGCCCTCCACCTTTATCCAGATGTCCTCAACGGCTTCAACAGGAACGCAGTAAACATTCATTTCAAACCCTCTTGAACTAACTGTTCAGTCAACTTTCCAGCAGTAATTGCATATCCTAATAGCTTGTAATTTGTTCCAGGTCCAATTTCTTCTTTAGTCATGATTCCATTTTTTACAGCCATATCTACTGCCATTTGATACATTGATGGATCTTTTAGGGCTTGAGCTGCTAATTTACCCACTTGAATTAGAGATTGTGGGTTAATTTTGTTTTGGGTTATGACCTGTCTAAGCTGTTCTTTTGCTTTCTCAACAACGGGATCTTGGGTAGCTTTTCCCTTATTTTTCAATAGGTTAAGCACATCCTGATTGATTGGTGTCGTTGTCGGATTTTCGATTTTTTCTGGGGAGGGGGAAAGATTATCCATAGTCTATTGAATGAGGTTGAGGGCAGTGGCAATTTCCTGATGAATCGTTAAGTGCGTACCGATCCAATCATAAAAATCGTTCTCGTTATTGAAGTTCACATCAAGCATATTGAACGGATTATTCAATCCTAATAGCTGTGCAAACGCCTGATGTTCGACCTGATGTGCTAATAACCAATCATCCAAATTGTCCGTATTAGCGTCTGTAATAGGGAAAATAGGCACTGAAATGCCTTGTCTTTGGAATGTTTGTTGAAATAGCTTATGTTGTAGCCCATTTTCAAACAAAAACTCTCCTAGAGATTCGGTATCTCCGAATTTAACAATAGAGAGAGTATTGAAATCCATTACTTGTCCATCTTAGTGTCAAGTTTATCCATGATGCGGTTAAACATCCCTTTGATCTCAGCAATATCAATTCTGTAATCATCTTTACGCACATAATTGTCCGTAAGTTCTCTTTCAAGATCTTGTTGATTAGCTTGAACTAATTTAATTTCTTGCCAAACAACACGCAAAATCCACCCGCATACTGCGCCAGCGCCAGTAAATACTAGGTTGAGAAGTGTTTGTAAATCCATTACAAAACCACCCATCTTTGACCAGTAGCAACGGTTACAGTTACACCGTTAGCCAAAGTCATAGGACCTACGGAAACCGCATTGTAGCCAGTTGAAACAGTAATGTTTGATGTCACATTGCTAGAGTTAAAAGTCAAACCATTGGTTGATACATGGGTTGGCGCTGACATAAATCCAGTAGATGGATTGACTGTTACGCTGGTTGACACATTCTCAATGGTGACAGTGCCTGTAGTCACATTAGAGAAAACCATGTAACGGGTAGCATTGGCGCTATCAGTCTGAATAGTCACACCAGACGCTGGCAAGACTTGAGATACCCAAGCTGTTCCGTTAGAGGTTAAAACATAGCCCGAAGTGCCAGGAGAGGACAGTCCTGTACCGCCTGATCCTACACCAAGAGGTGTTCCCAAAGTAACGGTGTTATTCGCATTTACAGTAATGGCATCTGTATTGGAGTTGTTAGCCAAAATATGGACTGCGTTACTGCTAATTGTTCCTAAATACAGATCAGTAGAACCAGCGTAAGCATAAGCACCGTTAGCCTTGTTAAAAGCTCCAGCGCCAGAATATGTACTAGATGCTATTCCCACATCAATGTAGGCTGATCCTGTGTCATTAACAATCGCAATGTCAGTAGATGCGTTACTTCCAGAACTGGTGTTTTGCATCACCATTTGAACTGAAGTATTTGAGGAATTAGCAAAAGAAGCTACGATTCCTACATCTGAATAAGACAGGTTTCCGTAAGAAAAAGCACCAATATTTGAGCTTAGCGCTATGTTTGCTGTAGCAATTTGATAAACAGCGTTGTCATAAGTAACGCTTGTGTTTCCGCTAGTTACGGTTACATTACCGAGAGTAAGATTGCCGACAGTAGAAGTCGTTGAACCAAGAGTTACAGTAGTGTTTCCCAGGGTAGCAGAGGAGTTAGCCAGATAGCTATTAGGAAAGGTAGCAGCAACGGAAGTAATATTGGCATTGGTAAATGTGTCACTATTTAATGTGGTTGAATTTATCGTACCGCCTGTAATAGCTACTGCATTAGCATTTTGAGTAGCCATCGTACCTAAACCAATAACTTGGCTAGGAGGAATTGAAATGGTTACATTGGCAGCTTGTGATAGCTGTCCTTGAGCATTTACAGTAAATTGACCTACTGTAGTGGCGTTACCAAAGATGCCAGCAGTAACAGTCGTGTTAGCAATACTTAATGTGCCTGATCCTGTAATTGGACCACCTGTTAATCCTGTGCCAGATCCGACTGAAGTAACTGTTCCGTTATACGGATTGTTTAAAGTTACATTCCCAGTAAGAGCGCCACCACCAGTAAGGTTAGTACCAGCGATAATATTAACTGTGTTCGCAACTGCGCCAGACACATTAGCAACAGGGATACTTGTACTAGCAGTAACAAGATTGCTACCATTTGCATACATATACCCCGTAAGGCTAGTAACGGAGATATTAGTAAACGATTCAGTCGAACCACCGACTACCTTTTGCCAAACCGTGCCATTA